AGGAGTGATATTATATGACAGACGTACAAGTTAGAGGAAAAAAGATAGCACTCCTTGATAGTAGTGATAATATCATTTACACTCTTCCTGACTCAGCAGGAACTGCTGGTGATGCGATGGTTACTGATGGAGCAGGAAAATTATTCTTTGGTGGAATAAATTTAAATTCAGTTTTGACTGCAGGTGATTCATCTAATTTAAATGCAACTATATTAGGTAATGTGAGACTTGGAGATACAATTGTAAATCAACTCGCTTTCGCTAGACCTGGAGAGTTCGCAACTCATGGATATGCAGTAGGAGGTAGCACTGGTCCAGCAGAACCAACGAATGTAAGCACTGCTGATAGATATCCATTTGCATCAGATACAATAACGTCTTCTCAGCCATTGAATGCACTCAGTCGTGCATTAAGAAATATTGGATCTAATGCATCCACAACGCATGCTTATTCAACAGGAGCGACTCATGTATCTAATCCAAATACAGTTTCTAGTGCCATTGAAAAATTTTCATTAGGTTCAAATGCTTTTCAATCCGATGTTGGAAATTTATCGCAAGTTCGAGTTTTCATGAGAGATGCAACTCAATCTCTAACTCATGGATACCAAGCAGGAGGTCAAGTAGGAGAACCTCCTGCTTCAAGTTTTTCAAATGTAATAGATAAATTTCCTTTTAGTTCTGATACAAACGCATCAGATGTCGGAGACTTAACACAAGGTAGAGATGGGATTACATCACCAGGATCCGCAACTCACGGATATGCTGTGGGTGGTAGAGCATTCCCAGGAGGTACTAATTCTGGTGTCAATATAATTGAAAAATATCCATTCGTTTCCGATGGAAATGGAGCAGACGTAGGAGATTTAACAGTCACCAGAAGATTTGGTTCATCTAGTCAGAGTTCTTCAACGCATGGTTATTCATCAGCAGGAAGATCTGGGCCACCTGGAGGACATCAAGATGATATACAAAAATTTCCATTCGCGACTGATGAAAACTCAGCTAATGTTGGAAATATAAGTTATAACAGATATTATGGCGCAGGAAGTTCTTCTCAAGATAAAGGTTATCATCATGGTGGTGGATCATTCCCTCCATTTGCTACTGCTGATGATATAAGTTCATTCCCCTTTTCAACAGATACAGCTAGTGCAAATCCAGCTGCATTATCAGTTAATAGGTTTGTTGTTGGAGGAACACAAGGTTGATAAATCATTATAAATACTCCAAAGGATTTTAAAAGATGCCAACAAAAGCATACTCAGTAGAAGATGGAAATTTATCAACGAGACCTATAGTTACATCTAGATCTCGAGATTATAAAGATATTGATCTTTCTTTTAAAAAGAGAACGACAGGAGAAGTTTTCAAAAAAACTGATGCAGCTGCTGTAAAACAGGCAATTAAAAATTTATTATTAACTAATAAAACAGAAAAACCATTCAGTCCATTTTTCGGAGGAAGTTTAAATCGTTTTTTATTTTCACTCGATACAGAGTTTGATGAAGACGATATCAGGGACACGATTAATAATGCAGTATATAATTTTGAACCGAGAGTTCTTTTACAAGATGTAAAAGTTGTTCTTTCTCCAGATGAAAATGATATTCGAATCACAATCAAATTTCAAGTTATAAGTACAGAGGAAACTGATACACTAAATGTATCTCTTACAAGGTTAAGATAATGGCAACTATTCAATCATCTGATCTCGATTTTGACACCATTAAAACGAGTCTAAAAAATTTTTTAAAACAAAAATCTGAGTTCACTGATTACGATTTTGAAGCAAGTGGACTTTCTAACATACTTGATGTTCTTGCATTCAATACGCATCTAAATGGACTTGTCGCTAATTTTGGCGTGAACGAATCATTTTTGAGTTCTGCTCAATTAAGATCTTCAGTTGTTTCTCATGCTGAAAATTTAGGTTATTATCCAAAGTCAAAGTCTGGATCATCCGCAACAATTACTTTATCAGTATCGAGCACCGACACATCAACTTCCTCTTTGACTCTTCCGAAGTTTTCAGGATTTACTGCTGATGTAGATGGAACAACTTTTACATTTAGAACGACAGAAGTTCATACTGCAACCAATGATGGTACAGGAGCATTTTCTTTCCTGACTTCTGCGGGATCAACTTCAATACCTATTACTGAAGGAACTTTAAAAACTAAAACATTCCTTGTAGGTGAAACAGTTGACTCTCAGGTTTATGTGATACCTGATGAGAATATCGACACAACAACGATAACTGTGAGTGTCTTTGATACACCTACATCAGCAACATTTACTTCTTTCACGAATGTAAATGATGCCATTCGAATTAATGCTGACTCAACTGTTTTCATTTTAAGAGAAGTTCCGAATGGATATTACGAATTAACATTCAGTGATGGCACAGTGCTTGGTAAAGCACCATCTGCAGGTAATAAAATTGTTGTTCAATACCTATCAACTTCAGGTGCGGATGCGAATAGTGCATCCACCTTTTCTGCAAGTAGTATAAATTTTGACGATGATATTACAGGCACTAATACTGTGACCGCGACAACAGTTTCAAACTCTGCAGGTGGATCTGAAAAAGAAACGATAGATTCGATCAAATTAAACGCACCTATCGGATTCTCTACTCAACAAAGAATGGTGACTGCTGAAGACTATAAAGCGACTATATTAGAAAACTTTTCTTCAGTTATAAAAGATGTATCGGCATGGGGTGGTAATCAAAATGTGCCTCCAGTTTTTGGTCGTGTGTATGTAAGTTTAAATTTCAAAGATAATATAACATCTGATACTCAAACTGAAACTAAAAATGCAATCACAACTAATTTGACAGATAATTTAGCAATCATGTCTATTGATACTGAGTATGTTGATCCTATTAATACATTTTTGGAAATAACAACAACTTTTAACTTCGATCCTGATCAGACAAACTTGACATCACAAGCAACTGAAAAATTAATCGAAACAACAATTGAAAATTTCATAACAGAAAATTTAAGTACATTTGATTCTACTTTTAGGAGATCAAATATCTTAACAAAAATAGATGCATTATCAACATCAATATTGAACTCGAGTATGTCAATCAAAGTTCAACAAAGATTAACTCCTACATTAAATACATCAGCAGATTATGCAGTAAATTTTCCTGTTAAAATTGCTTCACCCGATGATATCGTTCATCGAGTTACAACTACAACATTCACATATAATGGAGTTTCTGCATTTATAAAGAATAAACTGAGTAGCACGACTTTACAAATACTCAATAGTTCTACCAGTGCAATTTTAGTAGATAATATTGGAACATATGATGAAACATCTGGAGTTGTATCTCTCAATGGTTTCAATATATCAGCAATCTCAGGAGATGAGATAAAAGTTTCGATTATTCCAGCAGATCAAAGTACAGTAAGACCTCTTAGAAATTATATAATTTCACTTGACACAACTGTGTCAGCAGCATCAGCAACAATCGATCATCAAGAAACATCATCAACGATCACATCATGACAAATACAACGGCAGAGATTACAAGAAGAAACCTTAGACTCGATATTCCAGCAGTCACTAAACTTCTGCCAGAATATTTTGCGATGGAATATGGTGTTGACTCAGGATCTTTGACTAAACTTTTAGATTTATATTATGAATATCTTGATAGTGATGGTACACATTCTTTTCATAAAGAAGTATCTAACATATTCGAATTAAGAGATCCTGCTCAAAATGAGTCAAAGTATCTTGATGAAATAATAAAAGAGATCGGCAATGGATTAACTTCTGCATCTTTCTTTCAAAATCCAAGATTGATGGCAAAATTATTACCACTTTTTTATAAATCAAAAGGATCGAAAGTTGCGACCGAAGGATTTTTCCGTGGATTTTTCGGAGAAGAAGCGACAGTAGAATATCCAAAAGATAATTTATTATTTGTTGGTGGTCTTGATCCATCAGGAACTCAGGGAAAAATAGGATTTGATTTTCAAAATAGACTTCCTGATAATGCACAGTTTCAAATATTTTCTATATTAATTAAGAGTGGATTATCTGTTTCTGATTATGAATCACTATATACTCGATTCGCTCATCCTGCAGGATTTAATTTCTCTGGTCAAGTTGCATTTGATGGTGAAGGAATTATCACTTTAACATCTGAAGGTATTAATCCTATTGAATCATCAGTCGGTGATATCTTACTTGTGGATGAGGCAACACTAACTATTACATCTCCATTCGTACAGCTCAGTGCGATATTCGATTCTTCAGCAAATGGTGATCCTAATACAGATGGAGTCTTCAGAGTCAGTCTAAGTCTTCTTGATGCAATAGAAAGATATAAAGATATCACGATTGAATCACTTAATAAAATTTACTCATCCGCTGAACAACTCGCTACAGCAAACTCATTTACATTTGATGACAGTGCATCACATGCTGCAGACAGTGCGCACATGGGTATGTCAATGGTAACAGAAACAATGGATAATGATATGTTCACTAGATATTTGAGTGATTCTGCTATATAAACATATAAATAACACTATAAGAAAACAAAGGTTTATTCATGACAAGGCAAAATATATCAATAGGAAGTTCTGCGAATGATGGCACAGGTGATACACTTCGTGCTGCTGGAACGAAGATCAATGATACATTAGTTGAAATATATAACAAGTTTGGACCAGATAGTAATAATCTTTCATCTCAAATTTCGTTAGAAGATTCGGCAGTAGTATTTGAAGGTGCGACTGCAGATGATCATGAAACTAGACTGATGGCAGAAAATGCAACTGCAGATCGTTTAGTTCGCATACCAAATGCCTCTGGTACTTTGGTTATGGATACTTTGTCTCAAACAATCACAAATAAAACACTTAGTGAAGTTTCATTCGAAAGTTCTACAATTACATCGAATGGTGATTGTAGTGATACAACACCATTTATAATATGTAACAAAGGAAGTGCACTTGCTGTTGGACTCAATAATGGAACGACAGTTGGTGAATATAAAATCTTTACAAATAAAGGTGCTGGTGTTGCAACGATAACTCCAGACAATTTTGCTGGTGGCACGAGTTTTGCCCTCGCGCAAAACGAAGGTGCGATGTGTATATGGGATGGATCAAATTGGTTTTTAGTTGGCAACCAAAGTGTAACAACAATAGCGTAGGTAATTAAATGGCAACAACAGTAACAGATACTCTTAGAAAAAATTTTGTAGACTTGCTTCTTAATCAAGTTACGACATCTGCTGACTCAAATCAATTTTATATTGGTATAGGTAAATCTGATGTTTACGACGCGACGGATACAACAGTCACTCCAATAAGAAGTGACAAAGAAGAACAAAATCATAGAAATAATCTACAATCAATTAAAAAAGTTGAAGCATCATCTTTTGTTATACCAAGAAAAAATTGGTCAAGTGGTAGAGAATATAGTGCTTATAGTGACGCATTTGAAGGCATACCAACTAATGAATACTATGTAATTACAGATATTAATGAAGTTTTTATATGTTTAAAAGCAGCAAAAAATGCATCTGGAGTTGTTCAAAATTCTAGTGTTAAACCTGAAGTTCCTGCTGGAAGAGATAGAAATAAACCATTCCAATTATCTGATGGTTATGTTTGGAAATTTTTATATGGATTAAGTGCTGGAAGAGCGAACAACTTTTTATCAGCAAACTTTGTTCCTGTTGAGATAGTGACGAAAGACTCGAGTTCTTCTAATGCGTTTGAATTACAACAATTACTTGTTCAAAACACAACTATTGGTGGTCAGATTTTAGGAATCGAGATGGAGTCAAATGGTGCAGGATATACTTCTACACCAACTGTTACGATTCGAGGTGATGGATCTGCTGGTGCATCGACTGCAACTCTTTCAGGTGGGGCAGTTGTAAAAGTTGAGATGGATAACGAGAGTGCAGGATTTGGTTCTGGGTATAATTTTGCCTCAGTCCTATTCAGTGGAGGTTCACCATCAAAACCAGCGAAAGCGAGAGCAGTGATTGGTCCAAGGGATGGTATCGGTTTTGATCCACGAGATGATTTAAAGTCGTCTTCAATAATGTTGAATATCAAACCTGACGGAACAGTTTCAAATACTTTTATTGTTGGCAATGACTTCAGACAAATTAGTTTAATAAAAGGAATGAAGCAGTTTGATAGTGCTGCTCCTGCAAATATTTTTACTGGAACATCATCAAAAGTAATGAGATCTATGAAAGCACAAACGACTACTGCTGCTGCAACTTTGACAATCGGAAGAGAAATTACTGATGGATCAACTCCAAAGATTAGAGCATATATAGATGATATAAGTGACTCAAGTATTTTCTATCATCAAAACGATAGTTCTGGTTTTGGTGTATTTGCAAATAGTGCAACAATATCAGATGGAATCAACTCGATAGTAATAGATAGTGGAAATATAAAACCATTAGTCGACCAATACAGTGGAGAACTTCTGTATTTAGAAAATAGGGCAAGAATATTAAGAGATGCTGCTCAACAAGAAGACATAAAAGTTATAGTAACAGTGTAGAGAAAAAATATGGCAACGAATCTTACTGACACAACCTTTACCACCACTTATAAAGATGATTTTACAGATAGTAGTAATTTTCATCGGATATTATTCAATAGTGGGAGAGTTGTGCAAGCGCGTGAATTAACTCAGGCACAAACCATTCTACAAAACCAAATAGAAAGAATGGGTAATAATATTTACACTGAAGGTGCTATGATTAAAGCAGGTGGTGTGACAGTCAATAACTCTTATGAGTTTATCAAACTAAACACCACGAGTAATGCACTCCCTACAGATACATCGACCTTAGTTGGTACTGAGTTTACTAGTACAGGAAGTGATGGAATAAAATTTGAAGTTTTACAAGTTGTTGCTGCAGTTTCAGGAGATGAAGCAAATAATCCAGCAACACTTTATGTAAGATATACATATACAAAAGATGCTACAGCAGGTGAAGGAACTCTTCGCGCTCCAGATAATACAAACATAACAAACGGAACTACAGTTTTAACAACTGCAACATCTGATGCAACTGGTGTTGGTATCGTTGTAAATGTTCAAAATGGTATTTTTTATGCGAAAGGTCATTTCGTATTTACCGAAGATCAGTCTTTAATAGTATCGAAATATTCTGATACATTCACTGGAGATATTGGTTTCAGAGTAACAGAAGATGTTGTAACAACTAGTGACGATACATCATTATTTGACAATCAAGGATCAGTCCCAAATACAGCATCTCCAGGTGCGGATAGATATAGAATCAGACTTTCTTTAATTGATAAAACAGATATCGCTGGGACCACAATAAGTTTTGTATTTCTCGTTAAACTACAAGATGGTGGAGTTGTAAAAACTGTAAATGAAACAGATGCATTTAATGCACCTAAACAAGTTGTTGCTCAGAGAATAAAAGAAAACTCTGGTGATTATTTAATTAAACAATTCAAAGCAAAATTTGAAACAGATTCGGCAAATACACATTTATTGTTAAAAGTGAGTGATGGTGTTGCAGTCGTAGATGGATTCAGAGTTGAACGTGGACCATCTTCGATACGTGTACAAAAATCTTTAGATACATTTTCAGAAACTAATCAAGCAGTTCCTGCAGATTTCGGTAATTTTGTAAAAGTTAATTCGTCACAAGGTAATACAAATGGACTTCCTGATATATCAACTTTCGAATTACTTGATATACAAGATAGTGCAGACTTCGCTGGTGGTGCATCAGGAAAATTAGGAACTGTAAGAGTTCGTGCTGTCTCTGAAGATGGAGCAAATTATAAGTATCATATCTTTGATACGATTATGAACACTGATAAAAATTTCAGAGATGCGAAAAGTATTGGATCGGACTCAAATAACTGGTTTAATATTGTAAGAGAAAATAATCAGGCAGTAATTTTTGAGCAAGATAAAAATGATCTTTTATTTGATCTTCCTGATCAGAGACCATCTGCGCTTAGTTCTATAGTGCTAAGAAAACAAAAACGCATTACAAGAACACTATCTGCTAAAACTATATCTATGCCAACTCTAGGAAGCAACGTATCATATGTTAATCAGGGTGATTGGATTTTCGCAAAAGATGATAGTGATGTTTTTATAGGAACTCAAACTGTAAGTGTGAGTGCAAATTTACAAGATGCCACTGTTACTCTTGATTCAGCAGCCAATGGTACATATGAAATTTTATATTATCAAAGTGAAACTGGCACGAAAAGAGATAAAAATTTAACAGCAGCTAATTCTGGGCAAATCGATACTTCAGTTTCATCTAATATAGATTCAAATGGTAGTGGAACATTATCTTTACAACTTAATAAAGCAGATATATTTGATATAACAACTATAAAAGACTCTGCGAGCGGACTTCAAGATTATTCATCGAGATTTATTTTAGATAATGGGCAAAGAGATAATTTTTATACTGAAGGTCGACTCATTCTGAAAGGTGGCCAGTCAATGCCAACGACTGGTGTCTATGCAACTTTTAGGCACTTCACTCACGATGGTGGTGACTTTTTTAGTGTCAACTCTTATGACTCAGCTGCGATCGGTGGATATAAAAATATTCCTACACACACATTAGCGAATGGAACCACAATTAGTTTAGCAGATGTTTTAGATTTCAGATCAGTAAAAAATTCTGCCAATGGTACTTTTTCCAGCGGAGATGCGATAATTAATGAGATACCACAACCTAATGATTTAACCACTTTAACAGGATCGTATTATCTAGAACAATCTGGAAAATTAGTTATTACTAACGAAGGAACGTTAGAATTTATCAGAGGTGATACAGGAGCACCTGCTGATAACTTTCCACCAACACCTATCAGCACGATGGGATTATATGATGTCATTCTTGGTGCTAACACACTTCACGACTCAGATCTAACTATGCAACCGATCGATCATAAAAGATTTACTATGAAAGATATTGCGAGATTAGAGAAAAGAGTTGATCGACTCGAAGAGGTAACAACTCTTACACTCTTAGAAATGGATACTAAAAACTTTCAGGTGTTAGATTCGAGTGGATTAAATAGAACGAGGTCAGGTTTCTTTGCTGATAATTTCGAAGATCAAATTTTATCAGCAACTGATAACGTAGACTATGCTGCAGCATTAGATCCTTTTGCATCTTTCTTACATCCTGCTTTTAACGAAGATAACATCAGATTGATATGGGATTCATCAAACTCTACAAATATAGTCAAAAGAGGTGACAATCTTTATATTGATTATGACTCTGCAGATTTTATTGATGCATCAAAAGCAAGTACAGCAATCACTATCAATCCATTTAACTTTACTCAATTTAAGGGAATATTAAAATTATCTCCAAGTTCTGATGAATGGAGAGATACCGAGACAAGAACTGGTAAAGTCGTTGATGGAGGCATTCAACTCGATACTAAACAGGCATACTTGTGGAATAATCATGAGTGGAACTGGGGTGGTAAAGAGTTAGAAGATTTAAAAGTTGGGTCTAGAACAAGCAACAATAAAAATAGTATCTTCAATAAAGTTGTGACAGACGAAAAAATTAGAGAAGTAATAGGCACAAAAGTATTAGATGTGGCATTGATTCCATTTATGAGGCAAAAGAAAATATATTTCAAAGCAGAGGCATTGAGACCTAATACTCAGCATTTTGCATATTTTGATGAGAAATTAGTTTCTCCTGCTAGTTTATCTGCATCTTTTGTTAGAGAAGAAACATTTAAAAGATATGCTGATGATCAAACTGATTATGGTAATACTAAAAAAAGCATTACAGCACACCCTGAGGGAGCAAGCATTCTTGTTTCCGATTCAGATGGTGCGATAGAGGGTAGTTTCTTCATTCAAGCAAAAACATTTAAAACTGGAACAAAAGAATTTGTTTTATTAGATTTAAGTAAATTTAATAAAGATAATGCACAGTCGAGTGCAGTTGCTGCTTTCACATCATCAGGATTATTAGAGACTGTTGAGGAGGACGTAAAAACAACTCGTGTGATTACTCTTAAGAGTCAAAAAATTGCTCCTAAACCAAAACCAAGAGCGAATAATAGTAGACGAGATAAAAAAGAAAGAGATCGTCATAAGGGTAATAAGTATGTATTTAAGGGTGGGAAGTTTGTTAAAACGAAAAACACTAGTGGAGCAACTAAACCCTCAACAGGGTTCGTGCGTCGTGGGAGAAGTGGCACCCAAGGAGGTGGAAGATGACAACAACATCATTAGCATATGAAGTAGATAAATATTCTCTTGCTCAATCATTTTATGTAGATGAAGAAAATGGAATATTCATAACTAAAATTTTGTTATACTTTAAAGATATAGGAAAATCTCCAAAGTTACCAGTTCAACTTGAACTGAGACCAATGGTTAATGGTTTCCCATCCTCTTCGAGTATAATCCCTGGATCAGAGATTGTTGTAAAAGCAGCAGATATAGTTACATCCACTGAAGATTTATATAGTGCAGACACCACTCATACTAATTTTGAGTTTGAAGAACCAATTTTTTTAACAGGGTTAAGAGATTATTGTTTTGTTGTCGCTACCAATACTTCTGATTATCAAATATTTGCTTCTACAGGAGATCAATTTAAATTAAATTCTCAAGAAGAAAGAATATCAAAACAACAGTCGAATGGTAGTTTATTTTTTAGTCAAAACGCAGCAACATTTACTCCTGCGCAAGATACAGATCTTGCTTTTAAGATAAAAAGAGCAAGATTTAAACACACAACAGCAATCGCCACACTTAAAAATACATCTGTCCCTCAGGTATTATTGGATCCGGATCCAATATCATTTGATTCGGGTTCAACTATATTAACTATAAACCACCCGAATCATGGTTTTCAACCGCAAGATATAGTAAATATAAATTTAAATGGTGGTGGAGCAGTTGGTGGGATACCAGAGGCGACGATTAATGGTGCACATAGGATCGTTGCTGATAGTAAAGTATTGATGAAAGGTGATAGTTCTGTAGATTTTTCTGGATTTAAAATCGATGTTTTTGATAGTGCCATAGGTTTTGGAACAGCAGGTGGTAGTGCTGTTTTATGTGATAAAAATATACCTTACAGTATTGCACACCCGAATGTAGAAGCATTGATACCAAATGCTACAGGAATATCAGCAGGAATAAAAGCAACATCAACATTGAACTTCACTGATGAAAATTATGGTGATTCCGATAGAAGCAACAGATATTCAAAGGATACTGAGTTTTCTTTTCTAGCATTAAATACTGATAATGATTCTAAGACACCTTTTGTAATCCTAAATAATTCGGTTGCTGATAGTGCAGGTCTTTTAACTGATGGATCACTCCAATTACAAATAGGTATGGGAACTTCTGACTCCAATGTAGCGCCAATGATAGATTTGCAAAGAACTTCTTTTACTGCTATCGGATTTCAGATAGATGATCAGAATAAAGTTGTTGGGTCAGAGACAAAAAGTGTTCCGATTAATTTTGTTGATGAAACTAGATCAACTGGTGGATCATCTGCTTCAAAACATATAACTGCGCCGATTACATTAGACGCAGAGGCAGTAGGATTAAAGGTGATGCTTGCTGCTAATAGACCAGAAAAAACAGCATTTGATCTTTATTTTAGAACATCAAAGTCTGATGAGGTATTGTCAGATCAACCATTCGTATTACAAGCAGAGGAAACAAATAATCCTATCGATAATAATGCTGATGTGTTTAGAGATTATGAGTATTTGATAGGTGGTATAGGTGGAGATCTAGTTCCATTCGTCAACTTTCAGATAAAAATAGTCATGAGATCGAGTAATGTAGCAGTTGCACCTACACTTCAAAGTCTAAGAGTGATTGCGATGAGTACATAATGTCAAGATATTTAAAAGTCGATGGATATAATAACTATGTCCGTGATCCTAAAACTGGTGCGGTCTTAAATATAAATAAAACCGAGATAGAACTTGCACGTGAGAGAAAACGATTAAGAAAAGAAAAAGAATTAGAGCATGAAGTAATGAAGAATGATGTTGACGATATTAAAAAAGATATTGACGAGATCAAGAGTTTACTTAATAAGATAGCAGAGAGAATCTAATGGCAGTAACAGTAGTCAATTTATCAGATCCCATATCAACACTTGTAACTAAAACGAATACAATAGCAACTGATTTAGGTGATAGAGCATCTCTTGGAACAACTGCAAGTAGTAATTTAGTTGAAGCAATTAACGAGATCAATACAAAAGTTTTAGGTATTGACACAGAAGCAGAGATTGCTGCACAAGTAGAAACATTTTTCAATACACAAGGTAATGTCCTTGATGTAAGAGGGTTTCATGCAGACTCTGCGAATATAGATTCTGCTACAATAACAAATTTAACAAGCACTAATTTCAATGCAACAAAACTTACTATTGACTCCGCAGAATTTAGTACAATCAAATTAGATGGGGCAGGTTCACTCTCACATCTTAAATCTTTATCAATCAAAAATTCCGCAGGAACAACAGTCCTCGCTGGATATATTTTATCGACAAGTAATACTGATGGAACTTTATAATGACCGCACGAACACCTGTCTATCTGGACGGAACATCGATTAGAGATATGTCTGCAGCGCAGATACTCGCTGTTCAGCAAAGATGTGTTTATCTTTTTGGTGGTTCAAGTCGATCTGTCAATCTTACATATGACGCAGGTAATACAGGAACTGACATTAGAAGAATGTTGGATACGAGAGATACTGCAGGAACTCAGGCATCTAATAGCTCATCTTTTGGTTCCAACTCTCCTGGTGCAGTTAATGATGGTGGCGCTTCAACTACATATGATTATATCGCAATGTCAACTAGTGATGGTTCTCCTAGCGAACCAGCAGATACAAATAATGTAGCATTTCCTCTCTATCGTGAAAGCACTTCTGTTTTTCGTGCTATGACGCATGATGACATGTATGATACTTTTATTAATGCAGCAATCGATTTATTGATAGATGGTAATGATCGTGATGGTACATACAGAATATCAACTGAGTCTTCAAGTTTATCAAATCATACACTTGTAAATGCTAATCCAATATTCACAGACCAAAGATTTAATGCTGCTGGAGTTCACGGTGGTGCGACTGGGACAAATACGTTGGAGAAATTAAATCTGAGTAATGTTGATCAACCATTAACAATACAAAATTATTACTTGTATCGAACGAATCAGGGAACTGCTTTCTCAACACCAACCATAGTTTTACCGATTCAGACAGATACGAATCAAGATTTCGTACAATACAGTGCAAGTGATTTTGATACACTTTTAGAAAACTTATTATTTCACTCTGCATCTTCAAGAACTAATTATAGAATTAGATACGATGTAGAAGGTAGTGGAGTCGATGCAGGATCAATATCTGATAATGTAAGCACACCTCAAACACGTGGAGACGCAATAGTTGATACGACTCTTGATGCTAGTGTTAGAATTAACGATCAAGATGGAGACACTTACAAGTCACAAAATATGCCTACAGGATCTGCTGAGACAGAAACAACATATACATTGAAAATTTATAGGAAGTAAAAATGCAAGGACATACTCTTCTCAACGCAAGATTTTTAAACAGCGATAGAACCACATTATTAGCAGAGTGGAAAGATGATAGCGATGAAACAATTATTCGTAATCAATACATGGAAGCAAAAGATAATAATGTTCAATATAAAGAACTTCTCAATCATACCACGATAGATGATATATACGAATATACTGTAAATTATGAAAGAGAATATAGAAAGGGGTATGAGAAATTTGTTTTAGATCTTGCTCAACAAGAAGGATTAATCTACAATGGCGAACTTAATCCTGAGTTCTATCAAGATATGGCAAACTTTTTATTTTCTGATAAAGGTGAAGAGGAAAAGGAAAGACTCTTTCTATTTAAATTAAAATTATTTGAAAATGTAGAAACAATTAAAAATTCTAAAAATTCAGAGTTGAAAAAAAGATTAAGAAAAAGCATGAATGCTATAGAGGCGATGAAGTACGCAATACAAATTCATGAAGAATCAAAACAGCAATGAAAATCTTTTGATATGTAATGTAAAAAGTGATTATTGGAATGAGGATAGTCTTCTTCAGTATATAATACATAATTCCATTGTCTTCCTATCTCTCGATAAGGCAAGTTAAATTTCTCTACAAGATAACTCATGTATGTTTCATTGTTTTGAAAAAACATATCAGATATATTATCTGGATAAATGTTATCCTCTCTCGCTTCCTCTAGTTTTTCATCTATCATATTTAATTTATCTTTTAATTTGAGCAATCCTATACTATGTTTATTTCCACCAACAACACCAGTATTGATAATAGTTTCTCTTCCAATAATATCATCTAACATTAACATAGAATTTTTTGCTGCCATTTTTACAAATGGATTCATTGGTGTAAAAAGTCTCATAGCACTAGAAAACTTAGTAAAGTTCACATCGCTTTTTAGTTTCTCATATTGTATCGATAACATATCTTTCACAACTTCGTGAAAGCAAAGATAATTTAAATCGAATCTTTCAAAAAATGAAGTATCGGTGACTGGTATAACATCGAAATCTAAATAAAGAACTTCATCGTAAGATTTTATAAAATCTTCGAGCAGTAATAATTTCTCTATTTGTATCTTATCATAGTTGGTATTTGTAGGATCTAGTAACATATAATCAGCACCACAAATATCAGCATAAGTTTTTTGCGACTGCTCTATTTGATTTTTATATTTTTTGAACTGACTCTTTTTATAATCACCTGATGATTGATGATTCTCGATATCCTCTTTATATAAACTATAAATTAATTTTTTCATGATCAATCAACCACTGTTTTACTTTGTCAAAATTTTTATCGATAACATGTATAAAATTTACATAGTCTGGTATGTCATTTTGTTTCCACATTCTAAAATGCCAGTTTTTATAGAGTTCTTGAGTCTTCACATTATTTAGTTCCACTTTGTGTCCCCAGATAGTTTCATTATCATATCCAAAACATTTACGAATATGGTCTGGAAAAAACTCATCTTCTATTAATTCTTTCATCTGTTCAATCACATTATCAAAGTTTTCCCAATAAGATAATTCATCAAGTTGATCGGATGTGCATCCAATTATTCCTGTATTATATGATCGTGATGATGTAGAACCAAAATTTATATAATTTAATGCCAACGTGTTCCAATATTTTGCATTTGGTGATCTATTCGAAGGAACTTGTCCCTGCTCGTTCATGATTACACTTTTCCGAATCAAATAATCGAGAGTAAAATTTTTCCTATCAGAATATTCTCTTGATTCAAAATTATCTGATATTGCGATTCCTCGAGAAAAATCGATTGACTCGAAAAAATTAAGTGCGGTCACTGGAACTACATCGAAATCTAGATACAAAATCTCATCATATTGTTCAGCTAGATCATATAGCTTTTGTATTTTATAAAAATTAATGATATTGTAAGTTGTAATAAATGGATATTTTTTTTTAAAATAATTTTTATACTCCTTATATTCAGAATCATATTCGAATAACTTATAGTCAACTCCTATTTTATCTGCGTATTCAATGTGTTTCTTTTTAAGAAAATAATGATTTAGTTTTAGGACTTCTTTTGTACGATAGGTTTTTGGTATGTCATCGTTTGGATACGGTGGTTGTGCATCGAGCTCACCCTCAGGTATGTCAATATACAAACTAAATATTACTCTCTTCATCTGCCAATCACCATAAACCTATCATATTTGTTTTTATAATTTTTCTTCCCAGAATATAAAATTTGTTTGAGTGGCAAACTTGAAACAAAGTCTTCTAAACTCTGATGGCAATTAATATGACTATCAACTTCATAATAATTATTAGATTGTAAGCACATTAACATTTCAGGTTTTTTTAACTGTATAACAAGATTTAAATCATCTTCATCGATATGCTCACATGCTGTGCATACAACTATTTTATCATTATAATTATATTCGTTGAATATATCGATTCCATCACCATGTCGAAAAGATATGTTTTCGTGTATCTTTAATCTTTTAGCAATCGTATGACATACGATATCTAATTCGCAATTTACAATTTTATTTCTAAATCCTGATTCCGAAAGAAGGTGTGAGAATAATCCATGCCATCCACCTATAATAAAACACTCATTATATTGATCAAAGATAAATTTATTTAATTCTTCGACTGCCCATTTTTTACTTTCAAATTGTCCCTCACTAAACGAATTAAGGACATCTTTAAAACGAAATAAATCCATGTCGGGATCAGTTCCCGACTTATCGTAAATGTATGAAATAGTATCAATTATCTTTCTGTAAATCAATGGTGTCAGATATTCCATGATCAAATTGTCTCCATTCTATATTTTCATGCCAAAAAAATCTATCTATGCCTTTGTATTTACGAGTATGATAATCTATATTCTTAGTGAATATATCCCATATGTAAGTATTTTGATGAGAAGTCCAAGCAAGTATTGAACTGTTCAACTCAGTATCATAGGAGTGTTTTCTGAAAAACTTATCCATTTTAAATTTACGTCTGATGAAAGTTGGATACTTCCAATCTATCTTTTCAATATATTCAAATGGATTTTGTTCTATTAATATATCTAGATCAAATAAAACAGATTGACCAAATAAAGGAAAGTCATCGCTAAATAGATGCATTTTATTCCACCATCTTACAAGTTTTGGTTTACGAGGAATAGGAATGCAATCGATTATAACATCTTTTGGATCTTCTGTAAAGCAAAAAATATCATCGTTTGTAAATTTTTTCAAAGATTTAACTTGCTTATTCACATCATCTGAGGTATATTTGATTCCATGCTTTAACAAAACTATATTCATAAAATTATATATAGATATTTTCATGATATCAAAAAACTATAAAAAATCATTCAAAACTCATACATTTCTTTTCACAAAGATTACAACATTTGATTTTGATTCTTTACGTCCTCATCGTCACATTTTACTTGCGATGCAATATGAAAAAAACCTGATTCAACTAAAAGAAGAAAAATTCAACAGAATAAAGATACCAAATTATTCTGTTAAAAGACAGGAAAATATAGTGACAGTTGACATAGAATTTATAAAAGGTATCCAATTAAATGAATTAACTAAAAATGATTATCGGCAGATAATATTCGAAGATCTCGTTTTAAGAGTGGATGTGTATGGTAAGAGGAAAACTTTTCACGATTATGCACTCAAAAATTTTATTATCGAAGATGGTACAAAAGAATTATATTATGTAGATTTGGAACACTATGGAGAAAAGTCATTAATTGAACAAATAAAAAAATTCAATTCTCGTTTCGAAAACTGAAAATTTATAAATAAGTGTAAATCAGGCAGGGTGGCAACACCGACAAGGAATTACGGAAGGTAATCATGGCCCAGTACGAAGAATTCACCATTGATCAGGGTGCAGATGTAGCGATCGAACTACACTTAGTAGACAAAAATGACGCAGCAAAAAATATAAATGGTCATACTGTCACAGCAAAACTCAAAAAAAATTATAATAGCTCAGATTCCGACACAACTAGTTTCACGACTGCTATAACAAGCAATACAGGTGGTATTGCATTACTATCACTTACTAACTCTCAAACCAATGCATTGAAGGTTGGGAGATACGTATATGATGTAGAACTATCATTCGTTGATAGTGATAGTCAAACAATCGTAGAAAGAGTTCTTGAAGGTCGTATCCAAGTATCTCCTTCTGTAACGAAGTGAGGTAGACATGGCAATACGAGTTACCACCACAGGTCAAACAACTTTTGTAAAAAAAGTCGTCATTGGCACACCAGTCCGAAGTGTAACTGGTACAGGCGCAACATTTACAACTCTCAACGACGTTTCCATTACCAATCCGATTCAAAACCAAATAATTACATTTGACTCCTCTACACAAAAATTTATTAATAACGACAGTGCCACTTTAGTAAATCTGACTTTATCTGGAAAAGTTGGAAGTAATTTAGTCCCTGCACAAGATAGTACATTTGATCTTGGTGATAGTGCGTTTAAGTGGAAAGATCTATATTTAAGTGGAAACACAATACATCTTGGAGGATTACTTCTCAAAGATTCGGGAACGCAGTTTAGCGTTAGCGATAGTGCAGGAACTTCTGTTAATTTTGACTTGTCAGGTTCAACAAGTCAAATACGAGGAATGTTTAGTGCTGGTGGTGATCTTTCTTATAATAGCACATCAGGTGAATTTAGTTTCGATGTAGAAAATGTTTATACTCAAGCGAACTTTGAATCTGATCTTGGTGCTGCGATTGCTGGTGGTACTGGTATCACATATGATTCTTCTAGTGATACAATTAGTTTAACAAATACAAGTGTTACTGCAGCAACTTATGGATCTGCTACCCAAGTTCCTCAAATTGCTGTAAATGCTCAAGGACAAATTACGAGTGCATCAAATATTGCAGTTGCTGGTGTAAGTTCAACTGCATTTGACTCTGCGAGTGGTATCTTCACCATCAATACTGCTGATGGTGGATCATTTAATTCTAAGATTGCTGATTCAAGTTTTACCTCATCTAGAGCAAGAGATGTATTAAATGTGGTCGATGCAGGTGGAGACGGATCACTCGCTTACGATTCAGCACTCGGAAAATTTACATACACTGGTCCAAGTGCATCAGAAGTCAGAGCGCATTTATCTGGTGGAACAGGAGTAACGTACACTTCTGGAACAGGTGAGATCAAATTAACAGATACAAGTGTATCTGCAGCGACTTATGGTTCTGCATCTCAAGTTCCTCAAATAGCAATTAATGCTCAAGGTCAGATCACTAGTGCATCGAATGTTTCAGTTGCAGGCGTTACTTCGACTACATTTGATTCTGCAAGCGGTATTTTTACAATTAACACTGCTGATGGTGGAGTGTTTAATGCTAAAATCGCCGACTCTAGTTTCACTTCGTCGAGAGCAAGAGATGTTCTCAATGTAGTAGATGCTGGCGGTGATGGATCGTTTGCATATGATTCAGCACTCGGAAAATTTACATACACTGGGCCAAGTGCATCTGAAGTTAGAGCACATTTATCTGGTGGCACAGGAATAACATATAACTCAGGCACTGGTGCTATTACTACAACTGATGGTGATATTGTACATGATAATTTATCTGGATTCGTATCGAACGAACATATAGATCATACGAGTGTATCGATTACTGCAGGTGCTGGATTAACTGGTGGTGGAACTATTGCATCCACAAGAACAGTTGATATCGTTGGCGGTAAGGGTATTACAGCGAATGCTAATGATATACAAGTTGATTCAGGTAACATAAAAAACATGTTCTCTGGTGGAACTGGTATCACTTATAGTTCTGGAACAGGAGAATTTACAACAACCGATGGTGATATTGTTCATGACAACTTATCTGGATTTGTAGCAGATGAACATATTGCACATAGCGGTGTATCGATTACTGCTGGCGCAGGATTAACTGGTGGTGGAACGATTGCTGCTAATAGGACAATTAATGTAGTTGGTGGAAAAGGCATTACAGCAAACGCAGATGATATACAGGTAGACTCTGCGAACTTAGTTATTCTGGCAAGAAACGCATTGAGTGGATCGAATGGTATAACATACTCGACTAGCACAGGTGATATTCGTGCACCGCAACCTCTTGACTCTGCTGCTAATCCTACATTTAATCAACTTCGTGGTCCAGCAACTTTTGTAATTGATCCTGCTGGGATAGGAGATAGTTCAGGAACAGTTAGAATTTTAGGAAACTTGACAGTTGAAGGAACTACAACCACAATCAACTCAGTTGATGTTTCTATTAATGAGAAAACTTTTACTATTGCTGATAGTGCTGCTGATAGTGCAGATTTATCGGGTGCAGGTATTTTTTGGGGTGGAGCATCTATAGTTGCTGACAAACCATCGTTTCAATATAATCATACCGATGAAAGATTTGATGCAAACAGAACTATCAATGCTGATGCATTCATTGGAGTTGGATCGGGATTAACGTCACTCAATGGTTCTAATATTGCAAGTGGAACTGTCGCTGCTGCAAGGATCGATAATTTAAATACATCTAAAATAAATGCTGGTGTTTTCGACTCAGCTAGAGTTCCTGCTATAGAAATAGATGCGAATAGAATTACATCAGGAACTATTGATAATGCAAGAATTAGTTTAGATGCTGCAGAAATACCAAGTCTCGCAACATCTAAAATAACATCGGGTGTGTTTGACTCTGCTAGAATACCAGTTCTTGCTACTTCAGATATCACATCTGGTACATTAGACTCGGCAAGATTACCTGTAATTGCAGCTGCTAATTTAGCAGCGAAGGCAACTGCACTAGCAACTGCAAGAAATATAGATGTGACAGGAGTAACAGCTACAGGTGTGAACTTTGATGGTACTGGCGATATTGATATTGAAGTAACTGCAGTTCCAGCATCATTATTGACTGGGACTATCGATAATGCAAGAATCAGTTTAGATGCTGCAGAAATACCAAACTTAGCAACTTCTAAAATAACTTCTGGCGTATTTGATTCTGCTCGCGTCCCAATATTAGAAATAGGAGCAGGCAATGTTACTTCTGGTGCATTTGCTGATGCTAGAATACCAAGTTTAGCAGCATCGAAAATTACATCTGGTTCTTTTGCTAACGATATATCTTTTGACTCTGCTGGTGGTATCTTATTTGATCTTTCAGACAAAGCGCTTGAGTTTGGTCCAAGTTATAAAATAAGTGGACTCAAAACTACAGACTCAGCGATTTTAGGTGGTGATGGGTCTACTGGTGGTGTTACTATATCAGATGGTATGGTAGATATCAGGTCTAATACAGGGCATGTTTCAAAAGTTAAATTTTACTGTGAAGTATCAAATGCACATTTTCAAACATTACAGGCAGCACCGCATTCGGCAGGTAGTTCTGCAGTTATAGTTTTACCAACTGCATCAGGAACACTTTTAAACACGGATGGTTCTGGTGCATCTCTTACATCTCTTAATGCATCACAGTTAGGAAGTGGTACAGTTCCATCAGATCGATTATCATTAAGTGCAAGTGATATACCAAATCTTGCTACATCTAAGATAACATCGGGTGTATTTGATTCTGCTCGTGTGCCAATTTTAGAGATTGGCACTGGCAATGTTACTTCTGGTTCATTCGCAGACGCTAGAATACCAAACTTAGCAACTTCTAAAATAACTTCTGGCGTATTTGATTCCGCACGTGTTCCAATTTTAGAGATTGGTGCTGGTAATGTTACCTCTGGTGCGTTCGCAGATGCTAGAATACCAAACTTGGCAGCATCAAAAATTACTTCTAGAGTTCTCGATTCTGCTAGAATCCCTGCAGGATTAGGTGGTGGAGGAGGAGGCGGTGGCGGTGGAGGCATCGACTCTGCAGCAGTCCTTACAGTTGCAGGCACTGGTGTTCTTAGTACATCTGGAACTGCAGCGATTGCTACAAGTATAACAGCATCTGCAAATAATAGTACAAACGAATCTGTTTTTCTTGCTTTTGTTGATGGTGCAACTGGAACACAGGGTATTGAAACAGATACATCCCTTACATATAATCCATCAACTAATATATTAACAATAGGAACTAGTGGAGATACTCTCACTCTTGATGATGGTGGAACTATAATTGCATCTGGAACATCTCTTAAACTTCGAAGTGCATCTGGAGTTCTTTTACAACACGATGATGTCACCATGCTATCAACATCTGCAACAGGTATTGATGTTGAAGGTTCGATAACAGTTGGTTCGGGTGATACATTTGTTCTTAATGGTAGTGAAACTACGACGAGTGCAACAACACAAGTTGCCTTAGTCACATTAACTAAAACCACATATGGTGCAGCGAAATTTTTAGTAACAGCAGTGAGTAGTAGTGAAAGACATATTACAGAAATATATGCAACGCATGATGGAACAACTGGCGTTGCTACGGAATACGGAACTGTATCCACGAATGGTATATTAGCGACTTATGATGTAGATATAAACAGTAATGATTTCAGATTATTAGCAACACCTGCATCTTCGACATCGACTACATTCAAAGTGGTACAAACATTGATTGAGGCATAATTATGGGAACTCATTATGGTGTTAGACCAACAGGAAACATAAGACCGAAACGTAGATTTCGAACTTCTCTTCTTACAGTTACGAATACTATTACTTCAACTGGAGACTTAGGAAATCCACTTACAACTTTTGGTGGTAATGAGCAAAATATAGTTTGGGAATTCACACACGTGTTTCCAAGATTTAGAACTAATT